ACTAGTATATCTTATTCCATTCAGATGATCAAGTTCGTGCAAAAAACAACGTGCTGATAATCCATGAAGTGTTAATTGTTTAATTTCACCAAACTCATTAGTAAATTCTGTTTCAATCCATGATGGTCTTTCTATATTTAAAAATAAACCCGGAAAAGATAAGCAACCTTCTTTATCTTTGACTAAAGATCCTTTATCGATAACTTTCGGATTAATACAAACTAATTGAAAATCGTCTGCACCAATTACAAACATTCTTTCGGCGACACCGCATTGATTGGCCGATAAACCAAGACCAGAATATAGTTTCATTGTCATCTTCAATCTTTTGGCTAATGTAACTAATGCTGGTGCTGGAAACCCACCTGTATATTCAGGTATTCTTAAATCAAGCATTTTATAGTTTTCACCAAAAACAATTAGCGGTTCGACTTTTTCTATCTGCTGTAGACCAGCAGAAGTGTCTATGGTTAGTATTTCACTCATTTAATTATCCTTGAAAAATTTTTGACCTTCTCAAATCGAATTGTGTTTAAAAATTTATCTTGTAGTATGTCACCTTTGTGGCTGATGACAAATAAGTTTACATCTTCAAGTGCATGAAGTATCTTCATTAAATCTTCTGTGCCACTCATATCTAGGCTAGAATCAAACACTTCATCCAGTATCAACAAATTGGTGTTGGTAGAATTCTTCAACTTTGCAACTGCTCTCCATGTCAGCAACAATGCCATATCAATGCGTTGCTTTTCGCCTTCTGAAAAGTTGTGATATGAAAACTCATCACGATGTCTGGACTTAATTGTTTCTTTAAATGACTCATCAAGATTAAAGTTCACAAAGAAATCCATACTTGTCAGATACTTGTTTACCAGTTTGTTTATCACAGGCAAATACTGTTTGATAATATTTGTCTTGATGCCCGTGTCTTTGAGTAATGAAGAAGCAACATCATAGTATGCTTTATCATCCAATAACTGCTTCAATTCATTCTGTGCTTGTTCAACTTCTTTCTTAATAGCAGTCAGTTCATTCTCATCTACATTTTCTTTTGGCTGTTGTATCTGTTTAATTTGTTTCTCTAACTTTGTGATTGACTCATTCAAACCTTTTACACTGGTATGTGTTGTTGCCAGTTGAATACGAACATTCGATAGTTCTTTTTCTTTACCACGCAGTTCGGTAACAACATCTTCTTGTTCTGTAATTTTTGTTTGCAGTTCAGTCAAAGCATTAGCAAGTTCGTGTTCTTTTATACCAAGTTCTGTGAGTTGCCCCTCTTTAAACTCCACGGTAATTGCTTGCCTACAGGTTGGGCAATCAGCATTGTGTTCATAGAAACTTCTATCATTTCCCACTTTGGATATTTTGCTCTCAATCTGAGATTCAACTTTTTTAAACGCTGTAATCTTCTTTTCATTTTCAGGAATTTTAGCACAGATGTCTGATAAGGTCTGTTTTGTTTGTTCCAAACTGTCAACGTCATCATGTAAGGTGCGAATGGTTTCTCTGTGCAGAAGTATCTCACTCTCATATTCTTTTACCTTTTCTTCGTTGTCTTGATTCAGTTTATCTTGATGTTCTTTCTTCAAGTCATATTTTTGAAGTAACAATGCTATATCATTTTTCTTTGATACGGTTTGTTCTTTGTTTGTCGCCAATCTTTCTTTGATGAGACTATTCATCGTAGAAAAAATTTGAATGTCCAACAAATCTTCGATGATTGCTCTACGGTCAGCAGCAGACAACTGCATGAACGGTGTAAAAGATGCTGAACCAAGAATAACAATCTGTGTAAAAGACTTGTAGTTTAGTTTGAGAATAAACCTCTCTAGATAGTCTTGATAATCTTTTACAGCCGCATCTTGGTTCAGCAAAACTGTATCTTGGTAAATTTCAAAGTTGTTTGGCTTGATGCCACGAACAATCTTGAACTCTTTTTTACCAATTGAAAACTCTACTTCTACTACAGCATCTCTGTTGTTAATTGAGTTTACAAGATTCGGTTTGTTAATACCACGAAACGGTTTACCAAACAAACCAAAACACAATGCGTCAAGCATCGTTGACTTGCCTGAGCCATTCGTGCCTACAATCAGTGTATTTGCATTGCTGTTAAGTAATATCTCGGTGAAGTAATTACCAGTACTTAACAGATTTTTCCAACGTAACTTTTTAAATAGTATCATTCAGCAGTGGTACTCAGTGCTTCAACATAAAGTTCTTGCATAATGTTTTTAAGTTTATCGGGTTCTACATTGATTGTCAAGTTATCAATATATTTGGAAAGTATCGTCATGGTATCTTCTGCTTGATCAATCAGTTCTTGGTCGATGTCAATTATTGTGTCGGTAAAGTCTTCAACAATTGATACGTCAGCAGCACCGGCTTTGTATATACTATCAATCACAATGTCAAATAAAAATGGATTAAGTTTATTGACCACAACTACCTTCACATAACAACCTTCATAGATTGAGTAGTCCATGAACGATGGTTTATACCTTTCAGCAAAATGTTCCAATTCGTCATTGTAATTTAACTTGTGAAACATTTTGTATGGGTTTTCAACAAACTCTTGCTCACGTGTGTGAGTATCGAATATAACAAAACCACGTGGGTCATTGTAATCTGCCCATGTTATTTCATTAGGCGTACCAACATAGTAGATATGACCATCATCAGAACGATGATGAAAGTGACCAGATAAAACTATATCATACTTGTCGAACAAAGATTTGTCCGTGCCTTCGTGGCAGATATTACCACGATCCATTTCAAAACCAGCAATTTCAAAGTGACCAAAAACAATTTGTGACTTAGAGTCTTTTAGTTTTTGTTTGATTTCATTTTCGTTATCATCACAGATCCAAGGTACCAGATCAACATCAATGCCACCAAACTGCATTGTAGTAAAAGTATCCAGTACAGTAATATTATCATAACCGTCTAAAAGTAATTTGGATGAATTAACTTGAAGGGTGTTTTTGAAAGATACATCATGGTTTCCAAGAAATGTGATGAACGTGATGTCACTTTCTTGTAATTTATCAAAGAAATATTCACGACACAAATAGAGTGAATTGAAGTTAATAAACTTACGGCGGTCGAAAAGATCGCCAAGTTGTACAACGGTAGTAACACCATTTTCCTTTAGATAAGGGAAGAAGACGTTCGTATAGAACTTCTCTATGTATTTATGAAAATCTAAAGAGTCACCTCTCATACCGAAGTGAGTATCACCAAGAACACATATCTTCATAATACTATTCTACATCATCATCAAGGAATTGTTCAAGACCCTCTGACTTTTTTTCTTTTTTCTTTTTCTTATTTTCCTCAAAGTTGTGTATGAACTCAGAGATGTTATCATATAGTTCGAACTGTTTCATGTTACCGTTTTCATCTTCATACATCTCACCCTCATCAAGCAAACCGAACTGTTGTGTGGCTTTATACTTCACATACAGTTGTTTCTTTTCACGCATAATTCTACGCAGAAAGGCATAGTAAATTATCTGTGTAAAGTAAGCAAATGGATTCTTTGATTTGGCAGGATCAAAGTTGCGAAAATACATCAGACAGTTTTCTACACCGTCTGATATCATCTCATCACGATATGTGTATGAGATAAAGTTTGGCTTACGTGATAGATGTTCAGCAATCTTTAGAAAGCATTCACCAATGTAGTCTGGTATCTTTGGCTCTGGTTTGCTATTTGTTTTTGCATCTTCACAGTCTGTTCTATACTTTACAAGTGCTGCAAGAAAATCTGCGTTATTGACGTAATGGTTTGATGTTGTCATTATACGTTACCGTAAATATTGTTTTTCAGATATTGATAACCTTTAATAAGTTCTTCTACACCATCATCTAGTGTATTACATGGTACCCAGCCAGTTGCTTCTAGTTTTTCGTTTGATACAATGTAGTTACGTTGATCAGGATCTTTCTTGATGTCACCCTCAACAACTGTGAAGTTAGGAATATGTTTCTTGATGATATCACAAAGTTCTAACTTAGATACATTTGCTGTTGATAGACCAACATTGTAGATGTTGTTCTTCATTTCTTCAAACTGATAGATTGCATGTAGAAATGCCTCACATACATCACGTACATGAATGTAGTTGCGTTTGAAATGACCTTCAAAGATAATTACGTAACCATCATTGACAGCACGATAAACTAAATCATTTACTAACAAGTCTGTACGCATACGTGGTGACATACCAAACACTGTAGCAAGACGGTAACTAATTGAGTTATCACGTTGCATCAATCTTTGTTCTACAGCAACTTTGTCGATAGCATACTTTGAGATTGGTCGTAGTGGTGATTCTTCGGTACAAAAATTATTTTCATCACCTGTACCATATGCAGAATTTGTTGTGGGCATGATGATACGTTGTTTATCCGACACAGCATTCAACATCCAAAACATCGCATCTTTGTTTGTCGTATCAGCACCAACCACATCTTTATTACACAGTGGCGCACCAACAAGAGCAGCAAGTGGTATAATCACATCTGCTTTCTTTAACAGAGGTGACATGTGATGTGGATTACGAATATCACCATTTATAATGGTAAGTCTTTTGTTTTCACAGAGATGATTCAATCCTGTTTGCTTGAACATGAAATTGTCAATGACAGTGACTTCATGATTCATCTGTAACAAATACTCTGTTAGAATGCAGCCAATATAGCCAGCACCACCAGTTATCAATATGTTCATATTATACCTTATTCAATACGTTTGTGATTTCGTCAATTGCTATTTTATTTAACGTTGGATAGTTACCAATGTAGAACGAATAGAAATGCATATGTTCAGTATTTGGAAACTTTTTATAGTGATCTTCTGGCACAATGCCTTTGAGATATGGTTGTCTCAACTGATTACCACCACCTGCTGAACCACGACGAAACTCAATCTCTTCGTCACGCATTTTGTTCATCAGTCTATTCACAAACTCTTTATTCGCATACTCAGGTTGTAACACAATGTTGAATGCATAATTACTACAACCAATCAATCTAAAGTCAACTCTGTATTTCTTTTGATCTAACTTTGACAGGAAGTAAAATAGATTCTCATTACGTAGTCTAACATTTTCATCCAAATTTTTCAACTGATTCTGACCAAGTATACCACCAATCTCATTGTTACGCATATTGTATGCGGCATATGCGAAGATAAAGTCTGGATTCAATTCTGGGTACTTTGCTTTATAATCTTCGGACATTCTCCAGTTACCA